TGGCCCGTATGGGGGGAGTTCTTAAAAGAGTTCGTGGCCAAAAGACTTTGAGTCCCGCATACTGGTCGCTTTATTCATGGCGTAACAGTATAAAATGAGTGCAATATTAGATAAACTTGCAGATCAACACGAAGAGAGACTTATCAATGTTCTCTATACTTTAGAAAATGATATTATAAATTCTGTAAGAAAGACTACTGTTGCTGGAACGACTTTAACAACAAAACTTGCAATAGAATTACAGCCAGAACTTAGATCAATTATAGAAAGTACATTTTTAGAAGAGGCAGATTTAATTATTAATGAGGATTATAATAAGATTGCAAAAGAGGTTTTAGATACATTTGGTAAAATGCCGATACCCGCAAAATTTAAAAATTTAACTAAAATAGATTTACAAACAATTACTGCTTTAAAATATCAATCATTCAGTGGTTTTGAGGATATTGCTGAGAGATTTCTTAAAGTTATTAATGATGAAGTTTACCAGAGTGCAATAGTTGGGAGGCCCTTTGCAGATGTAGAAAAGAATATTAGATCACATATCAACGGAGTATATCAACAATCAAACCAAAGAGAAATTAACGAGTTAGTAGATTTTATTAATGAAAACAAATTTGTAGAGTCTCAAAAAACTGCTGTTCAAAATGCAGTTACAAAACTACAAACAGAATATGCCGCTGATAGGGCTGGAGAAAACCTTAGAAAATATGCTGGTCAAATAGCACATGATTCAGTCATGCAAGTTCATGGACAATTTACAGTTAAGAAAGCAAAAGAAAGTGGTTTAAATCATTTTACATATACAGGCACTTTAGTAAGAGACTCTAGACCTTTTTGTGTAAGTATGGTAGGAAGAATATTAACCGAAAAACAAATTCGGGATAAATGGAACTCACAGTCGTGGAAAGGCAAAAGTTCTGGAGACCCCTTTATAGTTAGAGGGGGATATAGATGCCGCCATACTTGGATTCCAACAAATCCTGATTGGAACATATAAGGAGATATAAATGGCCGAAGAACAACCAAAAGTAGAACAAACTACTGAAAATCAAGAAACAAAAGAAGAGCAAACTAACCAAGAGGTTACGAAAGCACCTGAGACTAAATTTACTGAGGAAGATGTAAATAATATTGTCAAACAAAGATTGGCAAAAGAAAGAGCATCAATTTATAAAAAATTAGATGTTGAAGATTTAGATACAGCCGTCCATGCAGTCAAAGCAACCAAAGAGGCAGAGCAACAAAAACAAATTCAAAAGGGAGAGTTTGAGCAAATCTTAAAAGAAAAATCTGATGAGTATGGAAAAAAACTTGGTAGCTTAGAAACAGAGTTAAGAGATATTAAAGTAAATAAATCTTTACTGTCATCTGCATCAAAAAATAGAGCAGTAAACCCAGATCAAGTTGTCGAATTACTTAATAAAAATATAAAATTAAATGATTCGGGTAATGTTGAAATTTTAGATAAAAATGGTATAGCTAGATATAACAACAAGGGGGAACTTTTAACAACTGACGAGTATGTTCAAGAGTTTTTAACACAGAACCCGCACTTTGTCGTTGCTACCCCTAGTGGTAGTGGCTCAGTGTCGAATGTGGATAGGTCAGAACTCAGTAAACCTTTCAATCTGAGTGATTTAGATATGAGCAATCCAGCGGATAAGAAAAAATATGCTGAATACAGAAAGCATAGGGATTCTGAACCCACTAGAATTGTTCTCAACAATAAATAAACATTAAGGAGACAAAAATGTCTAATGAAACTACAAGTAGCACGATATCCGAACTATATAAGGAAATCGTAGCAGAGTCATTGTTCGTAGCAAGCGAGCAATCGATAATGAGAGGTCTTGTCAGAAACTACACTATCGTTGGCGGCGGTAAAGCGGTAGATGTACCGATTTATGCAAATGTTGCGGCGGCGGCAGTAAGTGAGGCGGCTGATCTTTCAAACACAGCAGTCAATCCAACGGCTGTAACAATAACAGCGGCAGAGGTTGGTATAATGACAACACTAACGGACTTAGCAAGAAATTCAGCATCAAGAAATGTTGCGGCTGACATCGGCAGATTATTTGGCGAGGCGATTGCAACTAAAATTGATACTGATTTAGCGGCTTTGTTTACAGGGTTCTCAACAGAGAAAGGCCCCGGTGCTGGTGCTGAAATCACAGTTCAAGATTTATTTGAATGTGCGGCTGAACTAAAAACTAATAAAGCACCCGGCCCATACTACGGCGTGTTCCACCCTAAACAAATTTTTAATGTCAAAAAATCTTTGACTAATACTTTTGTTGGTAGAGACACAGACCTATCTAATGAGGCTATGAGAACTGGATTTGTCGGCAATGTTGCTGGAATACAAATCTTTGAAAGTTCAAACATAGCAGTTGATGGTTCTGATGATTCTATCGGTGGCGTGTTCTCACAAGACGCTTTAGGTCTAGCAATGATGCAAGACTTAAAAATTGAAACTCAAAGAGATGCGAGTTTGCGTGCAGATGAGATCGTAGCTACGGCTGTGTTCGGCGTTAGCGAACTTCATGATTCTTATGGAGTTAAAATAACTGCTGATACATTAGCGGCGTAATTAAGAAAACAATTAAGGGGTGGTACACCCACCCCTTATCTGATATAAAAAATTATGACTATTGAAACTGTAAAACTTATTAATAACAAAAATGGTTCTGTCATTGAAAGAAAAAAAGTAGATTACGAAAACAATGTGAGCATTTGGACACAGCGTGGTTGGAGTTTACATGATGGCAAAGCTGTAAAAGCTAAGACTGAGAAACCAGTTAAAGCGGTAAAAAAAGTTATTAAGAAAGTTACGAAAAAAAAGAAAAGTAAAAAATAATGGCAACCTCAGAGTTTGCAGTTGCAAATACTAATTTGCAAAAGATACAGCCTGACATATTAGGGTTTGGTATCACAGACTTTGGAGATCAATTACAATTTGCCGAAAATGATGTTCTTAGACGTATCAGAGAGGAATGGTGGGAAAGATATAGACACCAAGTAAGATACAAAGACATAACTAAAGTTACATCTGTTGAAATGACCAACAGTAAACTCACTAACTCACAATGGACTCAATCTGTTGTTTATCTAGCGCTATGGAAATATATTTATCCAATTCTAACTAAATGGAGAGACCCAGACACAGGCGAGGGTAAAGATACATTTCAAGTACAAATAGATTTTTACAGGGACAGATACGAAGAAGAGTTCCAAGCTATACTTAGGGACGGGGTCGAATATGATGAGGACGGCGGGGGGACTGTATCTGATAGCGAAAAAGAGTCGTTACACCAATTACGATTAGTTAGGTAATGGTCGCTGACATTAAAATTAATGTCAATGACATTGAGGTAAAAAAACTTTTAAAACGAATCAGTAGAAAACAAAAAAAAGCAATACAAACTTCTCTTAACAGAGTTTCTAATATGGCAATCTTGATGATAACTAAAAGAACACAAAAAGGTCAATTACCTGATGGTGGCAAGATGATAGCTTATGCACAATCAACTAAAAAAGACAGAAAAAACAGAGGCAGACAAACAGGGTTTGTAGATTTAACTGATACTGGTAAGATGTTTAGATCGTTAGATTTTAGAAAAAGAGGTTTTAAAAATACATTAATGTTTGCTAATAAAGAAAGAGAAAAGATAGCTAGTTTTCACGATAGCTTTGGTGTAGGTAAAAGAAAAGTAAAAAGACCATTTTTTTCTATTGGTAATAAAGAAGAACCAAAAATAGTTAATGAATTTACACAATTTTATTTTAGGCAATTAGGAATATGAGCAAAAGAGAAGATATAGCAAACGATATAATTACAAAACTTGATGCTGTTACTAGCCCTATTGAGTTTAAAAAATTAACTAGAGAACCATTTGAGGTTGAAGAATTAGCTGATGCACAATTTCCAGCCGCATTTATTCAGTCAGGGGACGAAACAAGAGAACCAGCGTCTATGGGTGCTACTGGTGCTGGTACATATATGGGAACAATAGATTTTCTTATAGTTGCATTTGGTAAAGGAACAACTGCAAATATAGATACAGTAAGAAACCAAATAATTGAGGTAGTTGAAGAAACTCTCGATAATGATATAACAAGAAATGGAAATGCGTTAGACACACAAATTGTTGAGGCATCATCAGACGAGGGAACTATTTACCCTTATGGTGGAGTTAGAATAACAGTGCGTGTAATGTATGAATTTACAAGGGGGACTGCATAATGGCAAAAGACATAGTAATGAGTAAAGGAGATATGACGATAACAATATCCCCTGACTTTCAAGAGTATTACGAGAAAAAAGGTTTTACTGTTGGAGAAAAAAAACAAAAAATATCAGTTGAAAAAGAAACTCAAAAAGTTATAAAAGAGTTAAAGAAAGAAAAGGAGTAATAAATTATGGCAACTCATCATGGAAAAGATGCAGTAGTTCATGTTGGTGGAACTAATATTGGTAAAGCAACTGGATTTACTGTTGATACAACACACGATATCGTAGAGGACACTGCTTTAGGTTCTTCTATGAAATCTTATGTAGTTGGTAGAGGTACATTTACAGCGTCTATTGATATGAATTTTGACGATGACGATACTGCTCAGGGTACATTATTACAAGGCTCTAGTTTGAGTTTTGAATTTATGCCAGAGGGTTCAGGTTCAGGCGAACAAAAATTGTCAGGAACAGGAATTGTTACAGGAATGTCAGTTGGTGTAACTCTTGATGGAGTAACTACAAGAACAGTATCTATACAAGGTAACGGCGGTCTAACTATCGGCACAGTATAATTTAATTTATGCCAGACGATAATAAACCTGATTATTTTGACGGAATACGAAATCATTTTGAAGAAACTGAAATAAGAGTAATAGAAGTTCCTGAGTGGGGGCTGATTGGCGATAAAGCTATATATGCCAAGCCTTTTAACATGATG